GTCATGCAAATCTCCCCCCTATCCTGTATTCTTCGCTTCTCCTGTTGGAAGTTTGAAACTTCAATTTTGGATAGCTGTTTTTCAGATAAAAGGAAACTTGACGGTACATTATCATCCAGATAATCACCCATGCACTTTGTAAGAGGTATTACAGGTGGAAAATGGAAAGATCGGTCATCAATATCTTTACGGATTGATATGATAAATACTCTCTCTCTCTCCCTTGTGGCATACCATAATCGGCAGCATTTAATACTTGCCAGTAATTGTTATATCCTGCATCTTCCAACTCTGATAACACTGTATCAAACACATCGGACATACGCTTACTTGTAAGATTTTTTTACGTTTTCAGCTATAGCAATTCGTGGTTTACAATGCTTCATAATTCGGATAGCATCAAAGAACAATCCGCTTCTTGTCTTACTTCCGTCCTCATTTCTTAGACCCTTCTGCAATCCGGCAGAAGAAATATCCTGACATGGAAAACCATAGGTCATAAGATCAATTTCAGTAGGAAGTTTGGTTTCATCCACCTTTGTAATATCTCCCAGATTCATGCTTTCCGGTACGTTATGTATCAGCGAATATGCTTTACTGGCATATTTGTCAACTTCACAGTAATTAACCAGTTCGTACTTGACTCTGATATTGTCCAGAGCCTTTTCAAAAGCACCTATTCCGCTGAACAAACTGAGATATTTAATCATGCGGACTCCTTTCTTCGCTTTGGAGTGAAACGGTACTCAGGCTTTTCAGTCTCAGTCATGTACTTATCAAGCACACCGTCCTTTTCCATTGCTTCTGTATCAAAATCCTGTTTCTTCTTCATACTGACGGTAGTGACAAAATCATAGCTGCCACCTGTAATCGTAACAGTCTTATCACCCGGCTTGAACTGGCTCATACTTGCTTCTTTAATCAGTTCTTTCAGCTTTTTCAGACGCTTTTCATCGTCAGATACAGTTGCATTGACCTCTTCGATGTGAAGCATAAGCCCTTCGGCTTCCTTCACCATTGCGTCCAGATCGGAGTCAGGGGAGAGGTTGTTATCTCTCAGCACTTTCAGAATGTCAGCGTCAGCCTTTTCATCATACTTCGGAGATACACCGCCCTCTACATGAGTTTTCCACCATTTTTTAACCTGCGTGATCGTTTTCTTCATGTTCGGATATCTCTCAGACACCTTAAACGGACGAACGAAAGTATTCTCAGCTTTACACTCATAAGCTGCCGGGTCATCATAGTCCTTCTCACCCAGAACCGAACACACCATGATTACGTCATCGACTCCAAGAAGGTAAGCATAAAGTGCAGCCTGTAAAGCGTAATACTCAGGTACATCTTCTACCCAGTCCTCAGACCTCTTCGTGGTTTTCATTTCCAATACCGTTTGTGGCTTACCTTCCTTGTCTACAAGAAGGTAGTCCCACATACCACCGAAGATCGGTATATCACGGAAGAAATCTCCCCACGTTTTCTTGAAGTAGTCCTCACCGTACACATCCGTAGGTGTAATCAGATTGCTCATGAAGTATGCAGTTTTCATGTACTCTGCCTGCTTCGGCTCAATCGTCTTACCTGCGATAGTATAGATCGTGTCCTCAAACGGTTCTTCATAAGTTCTGGTAATTGCACACCACGCATTGAACGGGCTTGTCCACTTATTCAGACCCATGATTGCTGCAAATCTTGTGCCTGTGATCTTCTTCGGTTTCGCAGGTGGTGTAATCGTGATGGTTTTATTGTCATTCCACTTCATAGAACTGTCCTCCTTCTTAAATGTACTGCTTCCACAGCTTTGCGAAAGTGCTTCTGCCGTCCCCGCCCTTCTTATTCAGACGGGTATATCCTGCACGTTTCATATTCGCTCTTGCGATCATTCTCTTAAATTTCCTCATTACTTCTGTCCTCCATGTAACGGGGTTCGCTTTCCCCGATTGTTCTACAGTCAATCAGTTCCTTAATTTGTCCATCCAACTCTACGGCTTTATTCAGATACCAGATTGCTTTTTGAATATCTTCCAGACCGTTCTTCCGTCTGTGACGGTAGATATACTTCAAGGCATTGCACAAACAGAAATCCTTCGTTGCCTGTACGCCCTGAGTCTCTACCATTACGTCAATGCACTCAAACTTCCCTGTTTCGTAGTGGGATGGATGATTCACATTGTCTGACATACATTAGCCCTCCGTCTTGTAAGCTGCGATCATCTCGCCAAGATTCTTGATAAGCTGCTCACACTGAGAACGTGTTACCTGAGTGAAGCCATTGGTTTTCATGGCAATCTGCTGAACAAAATCTTCCTGATCCGGGTCTTTCTCCATCAGTTCCTTGCAGGCATTTTTCAGTGCTGCAATCTGCAAGTCATCTGCCTGTCCCTCAGTGTCCGTCAGAGTTTCCTTTGCTTCCTTACGTTCCGCAGGTGTAGCCGGGGCTTTCTGTTTCTTCTGAGACTTCTTCTCAGTCTTTGCTTTCTCTGGATTCGGTGCTTCAATCTCCGGTTCTTCCTCTTCCGGTTCAGAACCAAGCGTAGCATCAATGTCATCCGGTTCAGTGATATCCAAAACTGCCATCCAGAGGTAACGTCTGAGGTATGTAATAGATGAACCAAGTGCCTGCATCGGATTGGTTACTTCCTTACCTGCATTGCTTACGATAGGCTTAACCTCACGGTACGGCACACGGAACTCAATAGGTGCTTCCTCAGAGTTGTCAGTGTTGTACACTCTCATGACCGCACCGTTTTCATCGGTGAAGTCAATGTCTGTGGTAAGTCCCACACGGGCAAAGATTCTGATTGCAGGAGGTACAATGTCCTCCAACTCAAAATACTTGAACTCTAAGTGCATATTCTTACCAGACTTCTTAACCTTCTGGTTAAGGAACTGCAATCTTGCCTTTGCAAGTTTCTGTCTCACGTTCATACCTTCATAAATGTTTGCCATTGTTATTGATCCTCCTTAATTTCTTGTAAAAATGCTCTTGATAATCAGATAGATAACCCAGACTCCCAGTGCCAGTTTCCAAGTGAACATGAAACCAAAACACATTGCCAGAATCCAGATCAGCAGGGCAGTAATCAGAAAACTGATTACAAGCCCGATGATAACTCCTAACAGATAAAACATAGCTAATCCTCCTTACTCTGCGAATACCCAGTCATCGGCAAGCATATCTGCCTGAGATGCAAGCCAACCCATCTGTACCCCGGAAGTTCCGACAAAAGCTACTGCCATGTTACCGATGGCATCATGCTCACAGTTCACGATATCTCCGGTAGGTGCTTTGTAAGAGATTCCGCTTGCAAGCTGAATGTACTGCTTCTTGCCGTTCCATCCCTTACGGGCTACCTTGTGTCCACGTTTCAGATACTTGATTGCTTCCCCGAAGGAGAAAGTAGCTTCACCACCCATTGCAGGGCAGTTCTTAGTGCTTGCAAGCACCCATTCATCAGAAAGAATATTCAGAGTGGTGTATTCAGCCCTCTTAGTCTCACGGATATCCAATTCTCTGCCATCCTTCGTGTGCATCACGATAGTTTCCTTTGTGGCATCCCAGTACCAGTAACCACCCCAAGACGGAAGTTTCACTGGATAGCCCTGCTTCATCAGCTTGAACGCTTCCTTGAAATTCATCGGAGTCAGATTTTCAACAACAATCTCCCAGTCACCGTTTGCTACCCACATTAAATCAAACGGGAAGATTTCTCTTGCATCACATTCAAAACCTTCTTCGTCATGGTTGATAATGATACCGCCCTTTTTATACCAGTAGGCGTTGTCCCAGTCTTTCAGTTTGATCTTCTTACCTTCATCCATAGCCTTGCTCACTTCATGAAATTTCATAGTCTTAGTCCTCCTTATTTTCTTCGGTTTCCCCGAACAGAATCTTCTTAACATCTTTTGCGAAAATAGCACCTGTCAGCGGAATGAGCAGTTTTCCCATCCCATCCAGTTTCGGATCACTCACCTGATCGTGAATAACCTGCTTTACTGCTGCGTCAAACTCTTCTGCTGTTACCATTTTTTTTGCTGAACTTTCCATGTTCTTGTCCTCCTTAATTGAACAACGCTAATGACTTTTTCTTTAGCGAATTTATTTTTCTGGTATTCTTCCGTGGTGCTTTCACACCTAAAAACTTCCGTATCTGTTCCTTTGCCAGTTTGACATACCATTCTCTGTCCACAACGTCTATGGACAACTCATTATTGTTATCTACTATGCAGTGATCTGGCAGACTGGGAACTTTTGCGTCCTTTCCGGTAGTGGCGTGAGTCTTATAAATCTTTCCATAACCTTTATTCTTGCAGGCGTACACACGATTGACCTTCTGTACCGGAACTTTCTCACCACCTATTAACTGGTAGCATCCAGAATATTTACCTCCGACTTTCGCTATCACCTGAAAATCAAGGATATTATTGCTTGCCGCAATGGTTTCTTCCGGGAGAGTCCCGTTCACAAAATACTCTTTCATTGCTGTAGCCACGATGCAGGCATTGTTATTGATATTCCAAGCACCGCCACTCATGTTGTCCCATGCAGGTAAGCCCATTGTCGTAAAGTCAATGTTTGTATTGGTTAAGATCCCTCTTACCAGATTGCCACCCTTGACCTTCGGTTTGCCGTCACCTACAGGTACTTCTACATAATTGTTCACATCTCTCTGAACGATTTTCTGAATGAAATCCTCTTCCAGTTCAAAACCTGTTCTGTCCTGCCACTCCTGCGTAATCTCCTGCCATTTTGCTTCGTCAGACTTATCAAAACTTACCATGATACCATCCGTGTTAAGCTGAATGATCTTCAAGGTAGGACACTCTGCTACAAGGTGCATTGACAGTTCCAGAAGAAGTAGCTGCCCGGTGATACACACTGAACGTCCCATGAGTGGATCATAGAGATCGTTATAGGAAATTCCGTTTTTACCATTGAGCATTGCACCATAAGAGGTGTTCGCTACCAGTTTCAGGGCATTTGCAGTTTTCTTGTCCCCGGCTTTCTTTGCTTTCATTCTCTCTTCCAACATATCCACAAAAATCTGAGGTGACGGTATGTTCCTACTACAGAATCCATATTGCTGTCCTGCCGAAAGAGGTATAGTCATAAGATGTGGATAGTAACTACCTACGTCCTTGTTTCTGATCGAACGATTTTCCGTTGCCACTTCTACATAGTTCGGGATTGCTCCATGAATCCCTCCGTAGGCTATAGTGCAAACACAATCACCTATTCTAAATTCAATGCTTGCACCCTTAATCTTCCTGCCGTATTGATCGTAACCACCAAACAGATCAATGTCCGGTACGTTCGGATCATGCAGCCGATCAAAGAAATCAAATATTTCCTGCGGAATATACTGCCGAAGCAGCTTATCCGGGTATCGGTAATTCCTTTCATCCGTCCAAGGTTTCTCCGGTTTCTCAGCTTGTAGGTACACGCTTGTCAGTTTGGCATTTGTCATATACATTGCCTTACGGTCTGTCAGACCTCTCTTCGCTCCTACAGCAACTTTGTTATCCAGATATCCTTGTCTCAGTTTCCAGAGAATTTCCGTAGCATCTACGTCATATCGGCAGTAGTATTCAGTCCTTCTTCTCTCACTCTCCGTCAACGGACGGTCAATGTTGAAGTCAACCCCTGTTTCCTCAATCGGTATTCCAAGGTGTGCTTCAATAGCTTTCAGTGAGATTCCGTCCTGACAATCATCTCTCAGGTCAAAGCTGTCAAAGAATACTCTGTACTCTTTCAGTGAGGGGATATCCCATCCACTTAACTCTTCCTGAATGATAAGATCATTGACTTTCTTCACCTCTTCTGGTGTAAAGCCACACATGACTGCCTTTAGTATGAAATTATCGTAGTGCTTATTGTTGAACCCGCCTAAGAACGGGTCACGTTCCATAAATGCTATTACAGCATCGTTGTCGTTCCAGATGGAGATGTGTTCGCCTGTGACAACATCTTTGAAATCAAAGAGCCAGTCATAAGCGAATACCTCACAGTCGAATATGTATGTCCCCTCAACCATGAGATCACCTACCTTAGAGCCTTTTGCACTTGCAGGAGTTCTTGTCGTGCCTGCACACATCTACGATGGATAGACTCTCTTGAATGTTCTGGTGGAATACATCCCCATTCATCCGGTTCGGCACTCAGACTTTCCTTGACTCCTTCCATCAGAAGAATGGCTGTATCAAGGTGTCTTGCACTTTCTTCACTAATCTTCATAAGGGTAATCTCCAAACCAATCATTTGCGTAGGAGAATAACACCATATAGATTTCACAGATTACACACACGATGAAGGGAATCCATGAATCTGAATCAATAAGACAAGCTGACACAATCCATACAAGGCTAACCGCCCAAGCTATAGCTTTCAAAATTTTATTCTTCATGGTTATTCTCCTTCCAAAATTCTACAGTTACATTTTCGGTAACTGGTGCATCGTTTCTTGAACGACTTTTCCAGTGACCGGATGAAGTCTACATAATCATAAGCAATCGGTTGTTCCTTCCCCTCAAAGGTTCGTGCAATACGCCCAACACTCTGAACGATCACCGCATAGTCCTTCTGAGGGGTTGTCAGGTATAGCCTGTCCAACCGTGGGATATCAAGCCCCTCTTTTGCCAGTGAGTACGATGCAAACAAGTATCGTTTCTTGCCTGTCCTCATATCCTCAATAGCCTGCTCACGCTCTGCTTTCTTCTTCTTAGTTGTCATACTGCCATCAATTACAGCAGCCTGTGATTTCAAGTCTGGGGGTAGTCCTTCATACAGAAGTTTCAGATGATCCACCCTCTCAGAGAGGATCAGGTTGTAATGCTCCCGGTTGCCTACAAGATCATTCATGATAATCTGATTCCGGTCTGTATGAGTGGTAAGATAAGTAATCATCTTGCAATAGTTGATTGTTCCATCACTGTTCAAAAACGCTGAATCAAGTTTCACGCCTGTACCCTTCGGCTGTACGTCTACCATCATGACTCTGGACTTCACAGCTTCATCCGGGACTGTATAGATAACGTGTCCCAACATAGCGTATGTAGCCTTTATCAGTCCGTCTGCCCTATGGACGGTTGCTGACAATCCGTATTTATGTCTTGCCCTGAGTGTGTTCAGCACCTTACTAAACTGAGTTACTGCGGTAGGTGTCCCGGCTACCCGGTGACATTCATCTACGATGATGCAGTCCCATGTGTCACGGTACTGATTTAAGTCAACCTTGCACATCGTCTGAATAGTTGCAAAGGTCATTGTCTCTCCGATATTGACCTTTCCTTCTGTGATAGTCCCCAAAAGTGACTTGTCAATATACTGTGCTGCCCTATTCTTACTCTGGGTCAGCAGGTCTTTTGTATGGGTAAGCCAAAGTGTTTTAAGCCGCATGGAACACGCAAGGGCTATGCCTATCTGCGTCTTACCTGACCCGGCAGGTGACTGTAATATTCCGTAATGATTGATAATCATTGCTCCTACAGCTTCCTCCTGATAGTCGTACAGCGGTACTTTCGCACCCTTATAATCTACCTTTACCTGTTTGGTAAAGAGTTTCTTCACGTCCCCTTCCAGAAGCGGGAGGATTGATCGTAAGCACCCAAACGGGATGATTACTGAGTCACCGTCAACCTCATACATTACAAGGGTTCTGGGTGTATCTCCTAACCAGAGATTCATTCTGGCTTTCTTCTGATATTCCGGGTTCGGTATTTCTAAATGCTTTTTACACCAGTCAACCATGTCCGGTGAAGGGTTCGTGATTCGTAATCGTGATCCGATTTCCGTAATCATTCAAATTCCTCCACCCACTGTCGAAAGGTCTTGTACTGAGGAAATTCCTTTTCAGTGATCGTCCCCTCACCGTAAAGCTGTCTCAGCATGAGTTCATCGAAGGACACCATGTAAATGCGTCCGTCTTTCAGCTTCATAGCGAAGTAACAATGCTCATTCCCTGTCTGCTCCCACAGTGTCATTGCACCTTCCTGATTACCTTCAATTCGGGATAATGGGAAGCGGTTGGTTTCACATTCCTTGCAGTCAATCAAGACCGGGATGCCATTCTTAACCGCAATCACATCTGCGGGCTGTCCTACCTGATTCTGTGCCATGTTGTGTGCCCAGAAACCATGTAAGGCGAGCAGTTCACAAAACTCTTCTTCAAAGTGGTTTCCATTTTTCTTGTTATTGTTGGTGGACATTACGCTTCCACCATTTGCACCTGACGGTGCAATTTAAGATTCTTCGGATTGAATACACAAGCCGGGGCAACCCCACTGCCGTCGCGCGCAACGCTGTTGCTCAGACCACCCCCATCACTC